AAGTAATTTCATCAGCTGTAGTAGTTCCATCTGGAGCAGTGGCTTGATTCGCAATAACTGAAGCAGATTTACTCCAATAGTCATCATCAAACTCTTGAGTATAACTAAGCAGGTTACGGATACCACCTTCAGGGTGTCTGGCTAGTACAGGACGATCTACAGAGGTAGTCTGTATAGCATGGTTGCCTAGGATTTCTTTGACTGATACGTTGTCTACAGTACCTGTAAAACCACCTTGGCCTCTCAGCATAAAGCTAGTGTTAGTATCGTTGGCTCTCAGGAAAAAAGTATAAGTACCTGCGGCATTAAAAGCCACACTGTCTACAGCAGGAGTTCCACCAAATCGACCAAGAACAGAACCTGCGCTTATAGACACTATAGTAAAAGTTACTGAATATACTTTGTTTTCTTCAAGCGCAACTCCGTTTTGTCTGAGGTTTTGACTTGTTACTTCATCTGCAACAGCTACACCACCGGCAATACTCCAACCTGTTCCTTTAGTCCAATCACTATCAGCAGCAAAGTCACCGTTAGTAATTACCTCAGAGCCTAGCTTTAAGCCTTGAGACTTATCAAGCATGGTTCCAACAGGTTGACCAATAACAGCGGGTGCTCCTGATGTATCATCTTGGAACATTGTAGTTAAATCGGAAGGGTCATACCAAACCCCAGCCTCACCGCTTGCAAACAGCGCTCTTGGGGTAAACCTGTTGTTTCCTTTTGCGGCTATCCTTTGTACATTTACACCAAGATTAAGCATTTAAACCACCAGTGCGTGAATGCCAGTTGCATTTGTGCCAGTTGACAAAACTCGCTTAACAGAAGTAATCAAATAGAAATTGTCAGGAACATTAACAGTTCTAACAGTTCCTTCATAATTGTGGAACGATACAGCTCCACCTATTTCAATATAAACCCCAATTGCTACATTATTTGTTCCTACATTGTCAGCTCCATCACTTGGCACCACTGGAAACATATCGTAAACAATGCCTGACTGATTTGGGTTGCCAACATTTACAAATGGATTGCTCATTTTATCACCTTTAAATGATTTATTTTTTTGGATTATAACATTGTTTTACTTGTCAAGATATTAACTAGTAGGAGGCGCAGGAAATACCACGTTGTCTATATCAGTTTCATCAATGTATTGACTTGGTAAGTCTCTAAGAGCTTGCCTGTATGTTGCCCATTCTACCTTTTTTTCGTCGGTAAGTGGGCTATCCGTAAACTGTGTCCAGTCTGAATCTTGAAATAAAAGGCTTCTTTTAAATCTCAAATTGCTTAGACAATTGATTATCTTTTGTTCTTCTGGAACTGCTTTAGCAACAAACTGACCATCTATATAGTAATCAAACCCTGATTCTGGTTGCCCTTCAACGTAAAGCTCATTATCAGAAACATTTAAAAGCAGTGTTGCGAGAGTGCCAGTAAATGTAGATTTTATCTTTCCATCGCTAGGGTCATATATTGTGTATGTAGTTATCATTATTTTTTAACCTCTAACGATGATATTGTGCTATCTAATAAAAATAAATCTTTCCCACCTAATGATGTAACTCTCAATTGCGAACGTATTTTGATATAAGAAGCATTTACGTTTGGGGTAAATAAATTACTGTGATATGCAGGCAAAGTGACTCGGTGCTGTACATAAAGATTTTCTACACCGCTAGTCGTTGTGCCTATCGGTTGATTGTTTGAAGCAAAAGCCTCATAAGTTACTCGTTGGTCAAACGTGGCCAGTCCACTTGTTGCTAGACTGTTGTTGGTATTAGCCGCCATTAATCGGATAACTGACTGAATTTGAATGGGTGCGCCACTAACATCTATTTGCAACTCACTTACAGTAGTGTAATTTGTATTATCTATATCTTGATAAGAAAACAATTCATCACGCTTAAAAGAAGGCACTGTAATTTGATTATCACCAACGTGTATAGTCTGGACACCAAGGTTTTTAATCACCAATGCTTCTACGCCACCGATTGTTGCAGTATCAATAGTTGAGTTATCAATCTTTATTCGGTCAGCTTCTACTAAACCTGTCTTTATTAACCCGCCATCAATTGTAGTGATGTTTGTGGTGCTTGGGTCAGCGAGGGTGTTACTCAGGTTAGTGAAAGTTACTAAGCCGTCAAAATTATAGCTTGAGAATGGGTCAGAAAAAGTTATTGTTTTTATGCCGCCATAGCCGTCTTCAGTGATTGTAACTGCTGCCGCCCAATACTTTCCATCTGCACCTGTAACTGTTGGCGGGTCTTGTTGCCAAGTGCTAGTCAAGTCACCGAATGTGTTAGTGTCAAAATCATATGTAGTTGCAGTTGGTTTTGCTGGCGGATTAGCTGAAGCCGCTGTTTTATAAACATAATCATGGTCAGCTCTTTCAGTGTCTGGGTTTAACGGTGTTCCAGCAACTCCGCTACTGTAGGCACTTTGATTTCCGCTGAAGTCTACAGATGCAACTCTATATGTGTATGTATTATCAGAACTCAGTGCGCCATTTGTGAATGATGCTGTTGCACCTCTTTTGCCGCTTACACTAGCTATCTGGGCATAAGAGCCACTCCCAGTTTTTCTTTGAACAATAACATTGCTAAAATCAAAATCTGTTGGGTTCACCCAAGACAAGGTTAATTCAGCACTTCCTGCTGTAACTGCCAAACCTGTCGGAACGGCTGGCACAGTTATGTCTCCTACACCTGCAACATTACCTTCAAGCCAAGTGCTTTTCACGCCAAGGTCATTCACACCCCTTACACGAATATAATATGTAGTGCCTTTGATTATAGCTGGAACAAGAAAGCTAAGACTGTCAGTGGTTGTTCCTACAAAATTGACATTATTTACAGACCATTCAATTTCATATTTTTTAACGAACACATCAGCACTAGCTACCCAAGTTGCATTTATTTGGTCAAAGCTAGTTCCGTCTTCATTAATAAAACTTGATGAAGTTAGACTCAAGCTCGTCGGAGCAATTGCTATGCTACCGTCATATAAACTTATTTCGCCTGCTGGTGTGAACGGCTGTTCATCATTAGTTTCCCAATCATAGATAGAGGCATCGTTTTCAAATAACTCAACATTGACACCAATTTGCCCGTTATCCCCGAACCCTAATTCATAACCGACCACCTGAAAGACTTTACTAGACCAGCCCATCTTGGCGTTATTGACCATGATGTTATCGCCAGCTTTGAATCGCAGTGCGCCTAAGTTTAAAGGCATAGTTACAGATGTTTGTTGGCGTGACTGTAGCAAAGCTATCTTAGCTAGTCGCTGCGCTTGCGTGTTACTTGTCACAAAAGGCAACTTAATATCTAAGTAGATAGGGTCGCCATCTGCTGAAGCATAAGTGGAGCTTATCTGTGCAGGGAAATCAGCTTTAATCCAGTTATCTTCAGCACTGACATAAGTACCTTTCACACCATTATAAAGTGAACGTCTACTCTGTTTTGTTCTAACTTTAGTTTCACCGACAGTCATAGACTCATCAACGGTGATAGTGGGGGCAGTATATTGCGCTGGCATAATAAAATACTTCTCGCTCGAATACACTAACTGACCACTCATGCACTTTAATATGTTGGAAATGTTTTGCTTCCTGCTTTTAGCTGTATCTAAAACACCATTGCAAACATACCTCTTTTCTTGCGCTCCACTATCTAAAGTAACAAGCTCATCGCATTTAGCAATAGCGGCTAGCAAAGAGGGCTGGTCAATAGAATCCGCTCGCTCATTTAAGCCGTACTTTTCATCTAATAAATAATCTCGAATAGCCAATGCGGGGTTTGCATTGAAGACCGTAGAGTTAGTTACTGGGTTATATGTGCGTTTGCCGTCAATAACGCAGGAAATGTTAGGTACTGAGTTATTTTTAGCTTCATCATATTTTAATCGTAAATAGATGTATGCCGTATCTTTTAATATGTGGTCACTTGTCCAATCAGTAACTCTTGAAACTAAATCAGCGTCAGCAGTAGTCTGGGTCCCGTCATGGAAGTTTGCGTCTACTAATAATTGCCAGCCTTGTTGGAAGCCTTCGTGTATGGCTTGAACACTGTTGCCACCACCTGTCGCAGATGATGTAGCGGGCAAAGTATAGAAATCGAAAGAATCAGCGTAGGTGTTTGCTACTGTGACTGCTCCGTTGAAAGAAAGGCCGCCAACACTTGTGGCACCTGAAAAAGTTACTGTGTCTCCGGGGTATTTAGTGCCATTAAACAGAACATTAACTAGGCCGCTTCCTGCGGTAGTTGTGAAAGGGTCGTTAGGTAGAGTTGTGGTGGTGTCACCCCAAACCATTTCATCGTTGAAATACATCCTTTTGAATCTTTGTACAGCATGACCAGCGAAAGCGACTACTAGGTGAAGGTATTTATTTTCTTCGCCTGTGCTGTCAAGAAAAACAATAGCTCCGCCAGTTCTGGCCGTTCCATAAATAACTTTTCGACTAACTGCGGGTTCTCTAACTGTTGCATTACTGCCGCCAGTTTCTTCACCGCCTTCAGGTATAAGGCCATCCATGGTGTATTTGCCGATACCTGCACCGACCACAAATGCCGCTCCGATAAGTAATGCACCAGCCCCTAAAGCTGACGCACCCATTGCTGCTCCGACACCTATAGCAATTGAAACTGGCATTTATTTTCCTATGTATTTTGTGTAGCAACGTTCAATAAGGTCATAACCATTGCTCTTCAACAAGTTATCAAAAGGGATATGCACTTTAGTGTTTAAAGTCATAAGCGAAACCCCGCAATCTTTACAATAATCTTCAACGTATTTTAGCAACTTATAACCAGTAGCCCCAGCCCTCTTATCAGGCTTAACGTAAATAACATCATGTGACGCGAAAAAGTGGTCTTTATAGTGAAGGCTTTTATTGATAAACATCACAAGATAACCTACCAACTCACCTTCATCTCTTGCGGTGAATATCCGCAATACCCCTGCCGCGTCTAACCTTGCGTACTCTTTCCAGTCTGGATTTAGTTTGATTTTATCTTGATTTAGAGCAACTAACGCCCAGTGTTCATGTAACAATGGTTTTAATTCTTCTTTCACTTTTGAAAGATTTTCATGTTGAAAAGTTATCATGTTACCCTCTTAATTAACTATCTCTCGGGCTTGGTCTGCCCCATATGATTTCTAATTCTTGAATACTTGTAACGAACTCAAAACCTTTGTCTGACGGGTAATCAATTTTCTGGTCGCCATCTGTAAATCGTCTTACGTATGCCCTATCGAAAGCAATCAGCTTATTCTCAATACTTACATTAATCGTTGATGATTCACCGCTGTCAGATATTATCATCACATCCATAAAGCCCGAAAAGAGTTGAACTGGATTGGTAATAACATTAGAAAGTTCATCCATTGCACCTAACTTTATCGTGGCAATTTTTCCTTGATAATCCTCATCTCTAGCGACAGCAATCAAGGAAGATTTAACACCTGTCAAAGTCACTGTAGTGCCATTAGCACTTAAATCGGTAGCTTCTCTTATTTGGCCTATTTTAAGTAGGTCGCCTAGCCCAACATAAGTTTGGGTATAATACACTGCAACATTATCAATAGTGATAGTGCCAGCTTCTTGGTTTCTAATCTCAACCCTAGTGTCTGTTGAGGCAGCAGTAAAAGAAACAGCACCTTGCCCAGCCTCTACGTTAAGGTTCACAAGATTATTGCTGTTTACCATATCTCGAATGATGACGCGCGCTCTACCTGTCGTGCTAAAATTAAGCCTGTAGTTTGTCCCAGAAACGGTTGGTATGTTTTGCCTCAACCCTGCCCTGTTACTAAAGTCTCCTGCCTGAAGCTCAACTGAATCACCTACAAGAGTGACAGTTCCAGTCCCTAGCTCAATAGTCGTCCATCCTGTTAAGCCGTTACTAAAGTCACCGTTAGTTACTAGTGTATCACCTGTAGGCACATCCAAATCCCCAAGCCCTGTCCACAACCTAAGTGGGGTGCTGAACTCCATATCTATCAAGTAAAACGGCCTAACCACTTCAGCTTGAGCGACTGCTTGCATTTCTGTGCTTATCAGTCTGGACATTATAAAGCCTCAACCATAGCGAAAGTGAAACCGTACATTGAAGCCACGTCTGTTGACCAGCCTACGTCATTATTACTCATACGCCAGAGACTTTTAGGCAAAGTAAAATCGCAAGCTGTACCTGCGCTTATTGCCTGCCTCAAAGGTGGCTCGAACTTTAAAGCATTAGCTCCCTGAACTTTATCTTCAGTAGCAATGTAAAGATAGTCACCAAGCTGAAAATAAGTTCCTGCTGATACTGCACTAGAGTTTGAACCGCCAATTATTTGCGTAGCTCTAATATCCGCATTGCTGCCTAACCCAACGGATACGCCTGCGGTGTTATGCAAAGGATGTCCGAACGTAAACGTTCCAGATTGACCTATAAGTCCGACTATAAAAGCCTCTATCGAACGTGCCTCAGCGTAGCTTAAAGGCGGTAAAGTTACTTCACATTCCCACCTAGCACCTTGGTGTAAATAAGTTTGGGTATTAAAAGTAAAGGGCGATTCACTAACAGCAACCGCCCTCTTTAATCTCATATCTATTTTC